TTAATCTTCTGATTTTTTAGTTGGTTCAGAATTTAATTCTTTAAATTCTGGACTTTTTATTTGTAAATCTTTTACAAGTTTTAATAATTCTTCTTGGTGCTTAAGTTCGAGTTCATTAAATTCAAAATCTCTGCCACGCTCACCCTTAGTTTCAGATTCCAATGAAAAATCAATATTACCAGTTACACCATCAACTTTAAATCCAATTTTAAATTTACCGCCATTTCTTAAGTTATTTATAGCAAACATTAAGATTGAAATACATACACCCGCACCTGCACCTATACCTATAAACTCCATTAATCCTGGTGAATGAATATTTATTTTTACCATATAACTTTTATTTTTGTATTCTAATCCAAAATGTTCTGATAAATCCATCAGGGATGACTCTATACTTGAAGACAATTCAACTAATTCTCTAAGCGTTAATCCGTTAGGGTGCCCTGCATGTATTGTACTATGTATTTCTTCGCCCTTTAGGTAAATAGGATATATATTTCTGTCTATAAATTCAGCATATTCATTAATAGATGAAATAGCATGATGCGAACTAAATGCTTTAATCAAATATATGTCTAATTTTGATTTATTTATTTGTCTTAACCAAGATACTTTTCTTCTTTTAAAATATGGACATAATTTTATTTCTGTGAGTGGATTTTCTTCAAGATAATTGCTTAAATATAACGGATCTTCATATACTTCACTTTCAATTATCCCTATAGAAATAAACTCTGAGTTTTTACTTGGTACAAGGACTACATCACCTATTTTAAAGTCTTTAGTAAATCTATATATTTTATTATAAATAGTAGTTACAACACCGGCATTTAATTCATCTTCCGTTAATTCACTTTTTGTAGGTTGAGATTTTTCATTCAAATCTATTATAGCTTTTATTTCTTCCTCATTTTTATTATTCATAATTGCTAAACTTATGTAATCCCACGCAATAGCAATATATTTATGAAGAAAAAAATCTTCGTAATATTCTCCACCATTACTTCTTACTAGCCAATAATTTCGCTCATCAATTTTCGGAATTTTCAATTGGTCATATAGCTTGTCTGTATTAACATTCATAATATATCCTCCCCTTTTATCAAAGTATAGTCTAAATTATACTATTAAACTAGAATTATGTCAAAATATACAAAACAAAAAATCCCGGGCATTACACCCGGGGGACATCAAATAAAGATATTAATTATATTATTCATAGTCAATATATGCTTGTACATCGATTCTGGTACACTGCAGGGGAATTGTAGCAAACTCCGCACACTATTTATTCATAGCCTCTGCCAACTTAATTAACAACGCATCACCATACCTATAAAAATTAAGATACCGCATTGTGTTGTCATCAAGTCCTGCTTTCTCTTGAATAATCTTTTCTGCTTCTTGTACTGTCATATCATCACGCTCCAGTTCTTTCTTGATATTATAAATAAACTCTGCCCAATGTGGCAATATAAGTCTTGGACAATACTTACCACTCCAATGCTGATGCGGTTTAACTTTGCTTAAGCTTATGCCTGTAGCCTGTATAAGCTGTGCTACAAACCGTATTGCTGTTTCTTCTGCTCCGTCAACCTCTGCTATTTCTATACCAATGCTCTTTCGATTACCTGTTCCGTTTTCTCCGTCCCCTGCATGCCATGCCGATTCTGTGATAGGCAGCTCTTGATATACTTCTCCCGGTCCTACAGTAAAATGCCAGCTGGTATAACTGTTTACAGCATCTACGTATTTAGAATTTGCCAACGCAGAAGCTCCAGGATTGCCTGTATTGTGTATTGTTATATATTCTGGTGTCATAGGGTATTGTGGGCGCGCCAGTTTATTTGAGACAGGTATCAGGTGTTGAATTAACCTGATACCCTCCAATCCGGTTACTATGCCGTTTTTAATTTGCATTACTTGCCACCTTCTTTGTTTTTAAGCAGTTCCAATGTTCGTTTAATTATATTTGGTATAGGTACACCCATCAGCCCGGCATTTTCAATTATGCTTATCGCTTCATTTACTACATATGCAATTATTACGGCATCTCTTATAACTTCTGTGCCGGTCATTTTATCAAGTTGAGTAGCAACCAATACTATCATTAGCGTTACACCTTTTTTAAATAGCCCCTTCCAACCGGCTCTACTGTCTAATGCACCAGTTTCAGACTTTTGTGATTTTTTAAAAATACCTGCAACCATAAGCCCCATAATATAATCGACAGCCATAAATAATACTAATGTCTGTAATGCCATGTCCCAACCTCCAAGGAAATTCGCTATTATACTGCCAACTACACCTGATAAACTTAAAATACCTATTTTAAAATTATTTATATTTTCCATTGTTACATCTCCCTTCAAAAAAGAGAGCTTATAAGCTCTCAGTTATATTATATGTTGTTTGTTTAGCTTGTCTCAGAATTGCCGTAGTTCCATAAACTTCAGCAATCTTTTCTGTATAACTCACGCCATACTTTTCTCCTTTCTTACATTAAAAAAGACCTCTTAAAGGGATCCTTTACATGAATTTATAATGTGGTTTTTCTTCATCAAATAGCCACCACCTCAACCAGTCATCCAGGATGATAGCCGGCAGTGGCAATAAAAACCACAGAATACTATACTGTAAACAAACCTGTCCAAATAAATTAAATGCCAGTTCGCCATAATCCCATATATTTAGCTTCAACCAAATATTTAAGATTATCCCCGCTATAAGCTCTACGACTGTTACTATAGCAGCAGCTATAAACTGTTGTTTCCATAACGGTGTATCAAATGACAGATATTCATTAATTAGCCCTATCAGCACAAAACAAATACCGCCTATAACAAACATGCTTATATGACTATATCCACGCCACAATATTTCAATCAAGTAATACAGTAGACCACCGATTGCAAATAGGAACATGTTTTTACTTAACTGTCTCAACTATACCACCTCATAGTCAATTATTATGTTGTCAAGTTCTTCAATAGTAGTACAATTTCTAATCAATATTTCAAGCTCCTGTTGGCGTTCTACTCGCGGTTGTACATAATCTGTAATTGCAATAACTAATCCTGTAATTTCCTCAATAGTAAACTCCCGGCACACATCGCCAGTTGTGTTCCACTTTAGAACTGCAGGAACACCTGCATGTACCCTCAACTGATACGCTGCTATTGCACTTGTAAGAAGTGCTTGCTTTTCTTGTGTAACAGAGTAGTATTCGCTGTTGTATAGCAGAGGATGAGTTTTTAAAAACTCTGATAATAACTGTTTAGATTGAATTATTTTATCGGCTTTACATTGTTCAAGTTGCCCTTCTAATTCAACAGGGTCAGGTTCTATTATAGTCTTTTCCCATGATACAACTTTTTCATTTTCAATAGTCAACTTCAATGGAAATTCATCTATTTGATTATATTGTTCTTTTGATATTTCAATTTCGTTGTCATATGCATTGTCTGTGTGATTTATAAGCTTCCCGGTTGAAATATTATTTTTATTTATTAATAATACGTATTTCATTTCACGCACCCTCCCCTAAGATAATATGTTATAGTTCACACCGTAGATTTTTAATACCATACTATTATTAGAAAATGTAAATTTACTATTCATTGGAACTATTTTGAAATATCTTGCTCCTGCAGATGTTGATATTGTACCATTAAGTATAGCTTGTATGTAATATGTAGTGTTATCCAATGAATAATATCTAAAGGTATCAATGTAATTATTATTTGAATCCACATCGTAAGATGTGGAACTGATGTTAAAAATATATTGTAATGATGAATAAGAAACAGTTCTTGATGAACTCTTTGTTACCATTGAACCACCTAATCTTATACGTTCAATGGAAGCAGATGCTGAGTCATAAAGACCTATTGTACAGTATCCATAAGAAGACGTATCTGAATTAGTAATAGTTATTGAACCCTCCAATTGCAATATATATGCATCATAAGGATTCCCGCCATTATTTAAGTAATTTTGTATATCAGTTGCACTAGTATTTAATGGTACGGTAGCTAATAAAACAGGTTTATTTGTTAGTATTTTATCGTTTAATTCTTTGCCTAAGTGTCCACTTAATGCTAATCCATCTTGGTAATTTGCTTGCGTTAAGGAAGCCTGTAGGGCTACGTGCCCATAATGAGTTTGCAAACCTAGGCCGTATGTGCCGTTAGGACTTGCATGGTTTTCAGATGCAAGTGGTGTCCAAGGTCCCCAAGTCATTCCGTCACTGCTTCGGAAACATATCTTTTTTGTATAAGAATAAAAGCAAACAGCTATCTGTGAACCGTACCCATTTGTATTCCTGTGTGCCATATATATTATGTGATACCAATTGGCGTCTAAGCCTATTGGGGTGCCGTTATCTATATCTGTGATATAAGGATATGGGTAAGCGGGATTATTAAGGTCAATAGTTCCATAGTCCCTAGTACGTACGAAATGAGATTCACGGTGCCCTCCTACTGTATCCGCATTCGTTGCTTTAGGCACTGTCGTTACTCCGCTTTCTATGCCTGATATTGCATCCTCTATCGGCTGTAAGTAAGCCTTATTTATTGGTGTTCCTGGCTCTGTCACCGTCCCAGTTACAGGTGATAAATCGTATGTATCTTCTTGTCCTGTAACTGGCACTAATCTATATCTTCTTGGGTATTGTACAACCCTATCTTTTACATTTCTCTTTGTAAATGCCATATTATAATATTACCTCCTGTCCACTATTAAATGTTCCTGCATAAATTGTCGCATCCTTAATCAGATTAATCATCTGTGTAAGTAAATGCAGGTTCTTTTCATATCTCAATGCATCTTCCCAACTGAACTTCTTACCTTTAGCCCATGTCTTTTTATTTTCCCAACCGGTAGGTGCATAGAAGCATTCTTTCAATGCATCTATGTTGTTTTCAATCCTGTTTATTTCTGTAATTGTCGGAAAACATTGCATTGTCCAATCCGTTTTTACTTGCTGCAGGTCCGCAATGTATCCCATGCTCCCAAGATATTCAGCCACAAACTGCGTATTTGCTTCAACACGGATTAAGTCCTCTGCGTTATAGTAATCCCACTGTGTCCAATCAAGTTTTGATTGTATCAAACCGTCGAGCTTGTACATAGTAGCTTCGTAGGATGTAGACGTGCCTAAGCTGTTATATGCAGCTATAGATATGATATATTTGCCGTCTGGGGCCTTTGGAACAACAGCTGACCATATACCGGTTTCAACGAGATTAAATTCTGCTTCCATACCATTTACAGTACCGTAGACGTAAATAGTATCAAGCCCCAGGTTAACCTGTAATTGTTCTGTCATTATCCTGTCACCTCGACACTAATAACCATAGTTGCTCCAGCATCCGCAGGATTCGGGGTTATACTTACACTTCCTATTACCGGCACAGATGTATCTAAGGTACCTGTAATTGTTATTTCTGTGAACTTGCCTGCTGCATCTGTCGCAGTAATTACGATAGTATTGTTACCTTCTGCAAGGTTTAGGCTTTTACTAAATGCACCACCGGATACGGTTATGCTGCCTTGGTCTACACCGTTTAATTTTATTTTTACTGTTACTTCAGAGCTTGTAACATCGTTCGTGGTTCCCTGTACAACCATAGCAACTTTATTTGTAATAAAATTATTTTGCGGATTAGTTACATTCAATACTGGTGGTACGGTATCTATTGTATACGACCTACTTGCTTGTGTAGCTGTATTACTATCGTAATCAGATACATTAATTGTAAAAGAATGCTGCCCGTCTGCTAAAGCTGTAGGCGGTGTGTAGGTACAGTTATATCCGTTTGTTACTGGAGTGCATACCATGCCGGAACTGTTTTTATTTAACGCGGTACCTCCGTCTATTTTTAATGCTAATGTATCTAAGTTAATTCCGGAACCATTTGCTTCATCTCTAAGTTGGAATACTATAGGCTGTTTGTTGTTTGTCACATAAGCGCCGCTTCCAGGACTTGTAATTGCAATTGTTGGTTTAACTTTTTCTTTAACTTTTAGCTTTAAACTGTTTCCTACCGTTGCATCCGTATCGTCCACTACTGTTATTGTACTGGCCGTGTTTTTAGCTTCTACCGTTACCGGATAATAATGTCCGCTGTTTACATTCCATGATGTAATATTAGGTGCTGTAATTGTTTTTTCATATCTACCTGTACTACTGTTAAATGAAAGTACGTGCCAGGTACCGTTTATTTGTGCTCTTACTTGTTCTATTGCCATTTATAAAATCACCTCTTCCCCGGAATAAAATGTACCGCTATATATTAATATAGGTTCTAACTCTTTTTCTATTTCTGTTATGGCTATGGCTATTAAAAATGCTGTGTTTTGGTCTACAGGGTTAGGGGTTATGACCACGGATGCTATTTCGGGAACTAAAAGAGTGTAGCTCATTGTACACCCCCTGTAATCACAGCATTGGCTATAAACCCTCCTGTAAGGTCGATATCAAGCTTTTCAACAATGCCTTGTATCTTCTGTTCATTTAGATTGTCTATCGTTACTAGCTGGCCGCATTCCTCGTTCTGTAAAAGTGTCTCCCCTTCATCCTGGTGCCTCATCTGATAATAGTCGTATATTCTTTGTGCTACCTCAAGGGCGTTACTGTTGCTTACTAGGGTTGCATCTTCTACTGTCAAGACATTTGATTTGTCACCAGGAGATAAGTTAGTATTATATACTCCAAATATCTGTGGATGATCCTCTCCGTTTATATAGTTATGCGCTGTTACCTCAACACCCGTTACAAGGGGCTTTAATTTCAATTTATGCCCTTGAAATTTCCTATCTTTGCCTATGGATCCACTTACGACGTTAGGCATAGGATATATTTTAATCTTATGCGTTCTGCTACAATCCGCAATCCCACCTATGGCAAATGCAACCTGTTGAAGAGCTTCTCTGTGAGTGCAGACAGGAATCATTCCTGAAAGCATTTTATTTCCTAAGCTTTCATCAAGTTCATATTCTGCGTCTGCACTGCTCATTATTTCTGCAATAATCACTCCTGCAGGTACATTGTTATATGTGCCTCCTGCAAAGTTGGTCCCGTCTATAACCCCAATCAAATCCATGCCTGTCATGTTGATATTATATTCATCCTCGTTCTCCCATTCGTCCAGGTAATATGTCCCTATATTCTTTTTTACCCCGTCTAAATATTCGTAGACCTTTAAAGGCTGTCGCTGTTGTAATAACTTAAACACTCCTTCTGGATTTAAAATAGAAAACTCTGCATCTTCAGAATACAGAGTAAAGTTAAGCGTATTTATTCTTAGTTCAGAGCTTATAGGGTCCACTTCCTCAAGTACATTAGCTGATATTAGGTCCCTGCCGCTAAATAGTTTTATTTGTCCGAAATCAAGCTGTGATAGCTTCAGATATCTGTAAGGTTTATTTGTGCTGTAGAAAGTAATTACTATTTTTTCATAGTTTTCTATAGGATTGTCAGCAAAATATACAGTGCTGTCAGGTTCATAATTCATATCAGAGAGAAGATCATTAGAAGCACCATACCATTTAACATTCATACTGTTACAGTAGTCATCTGTTGGTTCATGGAATGTAAAGGTCAGTCCTAAACTGCTATGCGGTTCTGAAAATTCTATAGCTAGTACAACCGGACTTGCAAACTCTCCGTTTTCGCCACTCATGGACGCAGACCACAGCCCGAAGTCATAGTCTTCTGTATTATCTGGGAACAACTCAAATGTACCGTCAAGACGAAAATAATCCTTCTCAAGTGTTGCAAATTTCCGTATTTCCAATTCATCGTGCTTAAGTTGCTCCATGTTTACAAAGTGCTGCTTATCTGCCGTTGAAAAGATGCTATCCGGCTTTGCTGTAGCATCTACAAGACCAAAGCTAATTGAAGTTTCCATATCATCCTCTCCTTGCCGGTGCTTGGGCGGTAAAGTTTACGGTTAGATCCTCCCAATAATTCCTCTGTTGCGTTTTCATCAGTAGTTTATCTCCTACATTTGAAAAGTAAGCTTTAAAGGTATAATCTCCGTCTGTACCAGGTACTACTACAGTATGAAATTCAACTGGTTCTGTTAGCTTATTCCATAGTTTCTGATATTCTGTAGCATCATCTGCCATACCAAGCTTTAACTGGTAGTTAAAATAAACGCCTATCAATTTCCTTTGTAGGCCTCCGTCCTCGGTACGTTTTGCAAATTTGTCCAGGAAGTCAGCCTTTCTTGTAAGCTCAATTACAGGTGCATCAAATGTCATTCCATCTATCTTAATCATTGTGCACCTCCTAAGACAAGTTTTGTTCCAATCCTACTATTTTCTTTATCTATATAGGGTTTGAGTACCCTTATCAGTTGTGCCATATTACCACCAAAATTTATTGTTACTTCCTGACCACCTGTATTAAGGCCGCTTAATTCCTCTTTTATAATCTGTCTTATAAGACCTTCCGGGGCTTCTAAGTTTTTACCACCTTTCTGGTCTCCTAGGATTGCGAGAAATTCACTATTAGGTGGGATTACAGCACCAGTTGCAAGTTTAGGTATGTTCTTTATAGTTGGGGGCCCAATCTCAAAACCTCCAAATTTTACACCCATAATATTTATTTCAGGAACTTTGAATTTTAAGCTATTCCAACCGTCTATCAATTTGTTTATCCAGCCTATGATAGTATTTATAGGTAACTTGAATATTTCAAGTATGCCGTCCCATACATTTTTTAAAGTATCTTTAAGCCCTTTAAATACATTTGCTATTGGTGTGGAAATCTTATCCTCAAACCATTTTGAAGCATCTTTCCATACATTCTGAATGCCTGTCCATGCTGAGGTTAATAAACTTACTATGGTATCCTTTAACCCCGAAAAGAACCCTGACAATGGTACAATTACAGTGTTATTAAACCAAGTACTTACAATTTGCCAGGTAGCTTTTACACTTTCCCACGCTTCAGAAGCCTTTAATTTAATATTATCCCATAGTTCAGAAAAGAAAGACTTTACAGGTTGCACAACAGTTTTATTAAACCACTCCCCTGCTTTATTCCATTTTTCTTTTATCCAATCCCAGCATTTAGATGCAGCCTCTTTGACTTCATCCCAATGTTTTATTAATAGAACTACACCCGCAACCAATGCTGCTACAGCTATTATCACAAGCCCTATAGGAGAAGTTAAAAATGCTACTGCCGCACCAAAAGCAGAGGTTACAGCAGTAGCAACAGCAGCCAATCCATTCCATATTCCTACAGCTACATTCATGGCAGTCTGAGCAACCGCAGAAGCAATCATTACTGTTTTGCTCCATATCCATTTAGCGGCATTTGCAACAAGAGCAGCAGTCTGCTTTATAAGTTCCGCCAGAAGTATTCCTGCATTCTTGGCGGCTACAAGCAGATTCAATGCAAAAGTCTTCATAGGTTCCGATATGGCTATAATTTTAGTTTTAAGCCCTGCAAAACCCACAAAAGCAAGCTGTTGCACCGCATTGAATAAGGCTGCAAACCCTGTAGTATTAGTTAATGCTCCAATATATTTTACATAATTGGCAAATTCTATTGTCTTCCATAACCCAAATGCCGCAGCTATCCCTATAACCAAACCTCGAATTACTTCTCCATGATTAATTATAAAGTCAGCAATTTTCTTAAAAGCTTCGGCTATACTTTCTAAAATCTCCACAATAACTCCACCTGTCCATTCGGCTAAAGGTTTTAGGAAGTTATCCCACAGCCATGCTACTAAAGGTTTTAGTGCTTCAATTACGCTGCTTAATACTTTTAACCCTCCTGAAAGTAAATCTAAAAAAGCTGGCAAAGCATCCTCAATTGTCCATTTTGCCAAGGGAACAAATAAGTTAATATATGCCCATTCAAGTCCAGCAAAAACAGCTTTCGTAATTGGTTCAATTGCCTTTTTTAATCTTTCGAAAGCATTGTTTAGGTTGTCAAAGCTTATAGACTTTAATGGTTCCAACATTTTCATCAACATATCAATTGCAGATTGCACTGCTGGTGATACCGTGACACCTGTACCTATTTCTCCACCTGTCGTGATTTCTCCAAGTCCTAAATCGCTATCAAGATCATCTGCTGCGTCTGTAGCACTATCTGCTGTATCTTTGGCTAATACATTTAATTCGTCAAATCCCGCAAGAGCCGTCTTTGCTTCTTTTCCTGCTTTCTTAGTCGCATCTGCCAAGCTGTCTTGAGCTTTTGCAGCGTTTGAACCACTCTTTGCAATCTGGTCCTGTTGTTCGGCTTGTTTCCCAAATATAGCAGTTGTAACTTGTGCAAATACATTTGCAAGGCGTGTCAATGCTGCAATAATAGCATTTATAGAAGGCAAGACAGCCCAAGCTATAGGCAGCAGTGCATTACCCGCAGCAATTTTTAAGTTATTGAAATTGAATCCAAGCCTTAATACTTCTCCTGAATAACCTTTAGCGACTTTTGCTGCGTCTCCTGTCTGAAACTTTGTTTCTTCCAGTATTCCTGCTACTTCAGCTTGGATTTTCTGTTGTTTAGTTAAATTGTTTGTAGTGGTTCCTATACCCTTAGCATAATCTTCCCACATTTTCGCTACATTCTTAGTAACACCTGCGTTGTCTACAAGAATTGAATTTTCATTTTTTAAACCCTCGGTAGCCGATGTTACCGCATCACCTAAACTATAACTTGCCTGACGTCCAAATGCTGCACTATCTTTCAAAGCGATAAGCACCTGTTCAATCTGTGTATCGGTATAACCCCTTGAAGCGAGATTTTTATATGCCGTAATTGCGTTAGTTGCGGGAATTAAACCGTCAGAAACATAATCGTTTATAAACTTTTTTGCGTTGGCAAAACTTCTGCCTTGACCGTCCATTATAGATTTTAAACCAGTCATTGCATTTGTAAGTTCAGTCGTGGCCTTAACGGCTGTTTTCCCAAAATTAATTATCGCACTTGTTCCGAATGCAATTCCGGCAGCTACAGCTAATCCTTTCAACGAACTAATCATACGATTAAGTCCGACATTAAACCCCTTTGTATCAATCTTTGAATCTATTTTTATACTGCCATCGTATCCTGCTGCCATATAGTCACCTACCTTTTGCACTAAAAAAGCACCTACTATTGTAAGTGCTTTGATTTATTCTAAATATTTTATTTTTGCCCTGCCCAGAATTGATGCCCACATTTCAAGCAAGTAACTCTAACTTTTTTCGCCCCTATATTTCCAGCAACTAATCCTATAGGAGCAAATACCACGGATGCTGCAGCTGCTCCTACTACAGCCTTACCAACTCCAAAACCTTTCTTATGTGCGGTTAAGCTTGTTGAATAGCATTTAGGACAATAAGCAATTCCGTCACGTTCCAATTGTTCTAATCGTCGTTTTTTATCTTCTTTTTCTTCTCTCTGTATCTCTACCTTACGTTGAATAAGTTCTTTACTTGCTTGCTTCCTTGCTGCTTTTTCTTTTTCTTTTTGTTCAATTTCTGCTTGTGTTTTAAATGTAGACTTTAGCGTTTTAGAAAAATAATTTTCAGTTTCATCAGGAAGCACTATTTTCAGCATTTCAAAATAAGTTATATGTTTCTTGTTCAAACTTATCTCATTAGCTTTGCTGATTTTAAATCCTAATAGTTCATCTGACTCAAACTGTAATTTTTTAGAATTGTATGTTTTTGCAAATACATCTGAATTTTTCGAGAATCTTTTTATAATGTTGTTCTGTGGCTTTGCATCATTTATTTTAGCAATAACCACTTCATCTGTTTTAACAAATATAATTATACTATCTATGTTTGAATAATAAGTGCCATAACAAATAGTCAACTCAGATTTCTGATCAATAATTTTATATCTCTTTGCTACTTCTAAAATCTTAGGATTTATAGTATACGCCCTAGAATGTGTTTCATAAAATTCAATTGGAGCATCCCATGAAAGAACCTTTGTTTTTTTTGACATTTCGTTTTCATATCCATTTTCAAGGCTTGTTCCGCAATATGAACAAAAGTTTCCCGACGCTTCTTTTCCACAGTTTGAACAAAACATTAAATCACCGCCCCCTATAAATATACTAAAATTATATCACACAGGAAAACAATGTCAACATTTATCGATGTTATTTCAACAACTCCATAAACTCATTGATCTGTTTCTGTTCTTCAACACTGTGTTCTTCTTTCAAGTCAACAATATCTCTGATTTTATAATACAGCTCTCTTTCTTCCTTAGAGAGCTTTCCTTTTGCCTTTTGTGTCCTAAGATAAATTAATCGGCTCATAAAGCACTCTTCTGGAAGTTCCATAAAAGCAAGTACAAATTCCCACCAGTGAACAAAATCACCTTTACTTAATTGCCCATGGAGTACGCCGTCAACAGCTCTATAAATGTATTTGTCATCCTGCGTAAATGAATATTTCCTTACACCGTCACCCTCTTCAGAACCTTGCCCGGTACCTCCGCAATCAAGGAATCTTATCCCTTGCTTCACTGCTTCATTCACATTACGAGGCGATTCCTTATACAACAGTTCAACAAGTACCATACATTTTTCATACTGCGTCAACTCCGTATCTTCAAAGGCCATGATTATTTTTATGCCTGTCTGGTAATCAGCATTAATATCATACTCTATACCTTCAACTTCAATAGCTGTTGGTAATCCGTCAGTAAGTATCATCTCATCACATTCTTTTTATTATTCTTAGTATACTTGTTTGTCTTAACGCTCCTTACTTTTTCAATGTAAGGCGTAACACCTTCAAAGAACTGTTCGAACATGTCCAAAGTATTAACGCTCCCGAATACCATCTGACTGGTTCCCTCTCCGAATACAGTATCAATTTTCCCTCTCATGTAGCCGCATGTTTCTTTTAAAAGGTCAAGCTTTTCCTTGAGATTTACAGGTATTCCATAGGAATTAACCTCAGCATTTTTATCTATTTCCGCTTCTTTTGCTTTATATTCTTTCTCTTTATTTTCGAGATCTGCGAGTAATTCATAAAGATTATTTACAAATTCTAAATCATTAGGATTAAACGCAATAACCCTGCTTTCATCATCGTTTATTGTCAGTCTTATTTCTCCAGTATTTATATTAATATTACTCATTTCTACCTCCATTTAAAAAGCCCTACCGAAGCAGGGCCTAGTTATTATGCAGCTGTAAATACTTTTGTAGTTGGGTTAAAAGTCCCATGTGTCTTTTTACCTGCCCAGTGTATATTAAACGGTATATCCAACCCTTGAGTATTACCGCCATAGCTTTGTACAGCAATTACACCTTTCTGTGTCCATGCGGCGTATGTGGCGGTTTCTCCTTCTCCCGTTGCGTCAAACACATTCACGCAGAGGAATGTTCTCTCAACATCAGATAAAGTCTTTTCCTCTTTCACAATATCATACAATATCGCAAACAGTTTACTTTCCTTTTTTGCTCTCATCGGGGATACAGAAGTCTGTACTTCATATTTGTCCAATGTGGTTGAAGTGTTTCCCGTAATATCCGTTACTGTCTCAACATTTGGATTCATTTCAAGAGACATTTCTTCTACTTTGTCCCCGATGAGTTCCCATTCAGGTGTTCCCGATGTATTAGATACATCAGCAAATACCATGAATTCCTCACGTTTTATATAACCATTTCCTGTTATGCTCATATTATCTTCTTCCTTTCTTTAAAATCAATTTTATTTGGACCTGATATATTCCAGCTCCGTCAGCTTCCACGTCAAATAGCATAGCATTTGAAGCTTCTATATTCTCGGCTATATACCTTCCAGGCAAAACTGGAAGATTACCGGATTCGTTTTGTTCCTCTAACCAATCTGAGAAATCTTGAAGAAAGTCTTGATTCTCTCCTCGGTCCACTTCATCAGATGCCGCTTCTTTAGCCCGAAATACATAGTTATGTTCATAATATCTATTTCCTGTAATATCTGTATGTGATTGTCCATTGCCTGTAAGCACCAATGCGTAACTCGACAATTCATCATCTAACTGATCTGTATTTACCTTTGGTATAGTTTTTAGCTGTTCTATACCTTCATAAGATTCAATAAACTCCTGTAATGATTTAATTATACTCATTTACCACCTCCGGCAATTAATGCCGCTTTATCAAGTATCTGTTTTCCCTTGTCTTTCTTCATCCTTTCAAACCAAAATGCACCTCTCATAGGAGCACCATGATATGTGAGCTTTCTGGCCGTCAATACTTTAGGAGCTCTACCAACCATTAGTTTACCATAGTAATGATACCTGGCATGTGGAGCATTCCAGACAACCTCGCCACTACCGATTACAGTACCCAGAATACCGCTTTTTTCAAGCATGCCACTCTGAAAAGGTATGTAAGGGCTTGACAACCTTAAAACCTCACTGTCAACAAACATTTGAGCTCTAGAATACCTACCTTCCCATTTTGGCTGAAAGCTAGGATTCCAGGTAAGTTGCGCTTTACCGTTTTTGGTCTTTATTATACTGCCTCTTGGTGTCTCTATTTTCACTTGGCACCACACTCCCAATGCGCCATGCTACTGTTAAATAGCTTGCCGTCAGCCTTTGTTATCTTGTAGCATTCATCAAACTGTTCAAGCTCTTTTGATGACTTCACAACCTCATAAGTAATGTTGCCTTTGACGATTGTATCTCCCTGTTGTAAGGTCCAATATAAAGATTTATCTTCTAGGCTTATCCACTCTTTCGGTGGCAGAAACTGCTTGTCTACCTTCACAAACTTAGGAATTAATATAAATACACTATCGGCATTTTCAACCCCTGTTTTACGGAAATTAGAGCCTTGTACTCCGTCCCAAAATATGCCGGACAATACAGTTCGCTGCCACTTCTCTACTTTATTTTCAATATATTTATTGTAGACTGTGCAAGTATCGTTAAACATTTAAACCACATCCCTGATACATTAATCCTGTCATAGCAAGATAAATTTCAACGGCATTATAAAGCTTCTGGTCCAACGTCTTGCCACTGTTCGCAAACTGTTTTGACCAGCTACCTACTGATTGGCTTACAACCTCTCCCCCGTCACTTTCATTCTTGTAAAAAACATCGGCAACAGCACAACAGGCATCTTTAATTTTGTTCTGTATCTTGGCCGGATAGCTTTTTTCTGACCGTCCGAAGGTTATATTCTCTATATAAGCAGAAGCCTGCCGGGAAAGACGGTTAAAATCGTCCTCCGGCATAGCACCTTTATATGTGTCCTTATAATACGTGTAATCCGCATAAATCATGCGTATCACCTCTCTTATGCATTAGGAATCAGCGTGATATCCTTAGTCACTGCAGATGATACTACAATCACAGTTTCGGTTATTGTTCCGAACCCTGTCTTCTTAATCTTAGCGGCATAGGTTCCAGCTCTAAGATTGAATACAGCAACGCCTGATGCATTAGTTTTTACTCTAGCTCCATTTACATCTACAATTGCACCGGCAACAGCTGCAGGAGTTTCCTGATTATCTTCAACTGTGAAAGTTACGGTCTGAGTAGTCACAGCAGATGCAGGGTCGAGATATGCAAACGGGCATCCGGTTCTATCTTCATCCATTCTTGTTGCCGGATTAGGTAAAGCCCAGCCCATTCTGAATACAACACGAAGAGCAATCATATCCTGCTGTGCTAAGTTATATACAATTGCTTTAGTGTTCGGGTCCTGGATAACTCCCTGGTCAAGTATTTTTACAGTGATATCCTGCCTAATCGCATAAACTGCCTGTGAAAAATCACCAACAATTAACTGTGCAATGGTATTGTCAAACGAACCGTTCTTAGGGAAGTACATCGGCGCTCCGTCAAGTGCGTACTGTGTAGGACCTTGCATGTCTGATTTAAATATTGGGTGTCCGTCAGTCCCTTTTAATCCCCTTAATTTTGCCCTCATTCCCATTGCAGCCATAGCACCGTTTACCATATAGCCGTCTTCTTCCACCTTAGCTATTACACCATTTTCGCCCATAATAAGGTCAAAATAATTCGGTGAACCTCCAGGAGCAACATTATTTCCTGCTTGTCTTGCTCTTGTGATGATATCTGCATCCCAACCTGCAGGTCTGTTGATACCAAATATAACCGCTTGGTCTACCCTATTTCCTATTGCTTCAACAACTCTAGGCTGCACTTCTCCCAGGATGTCAAAGGATGCATCATCCACAACAGCCTCAGGAATAGGTACGATTACAGCCAGCTCTTCAGCCACCAACCACACATTGTCCCATGCCTGTTGTGATGTTTGTTTAAATCCAGTATCTCCATTTACCCAATATGCCATAGGAAGCATATCAAGTACCGGTACTCTTGTCTGTTTACTTGTCATGTTAGGCAATTTTCTTGCCAATCCCATAAATATAGATTGTTCCGGAGCCTTTTGCTGAATGGTTCCGATTAACTGCTCCTGTATAAGAGCTTCTGCTTGTTCTCTTGTTATTGCCATATTATTTTATCTCCTCTCAATTATTAATTTTCTTTACCAAACAAAGAACGGAATGCTGCGTTAGCTTCTTCTTTTTTGTCAGGTGTTCCTTCTGTGCCTGTCTGTCTCATTCCGGTTTTAACGGCAGCAGCAGGCTTTTCATCTTCAAACAAAAATGACTTTGTCTCTTTAATATTTTTCAGCTGCTCTTCAAGTCCTAAGAGCTTATCACCATCAAGTTTAATAAGTTCTGTATTAAGGAACGGCTTAACCGCTTTTATATCCCTTGCTTTAGCCCCTACTAGTGCTATATCAAGGGCGCTTGAAAGTTTAGCGGAGGATATATCTGTATCATATTTCTTTTGCAGTGCCGCAAGGTCAGCTTCAAGCTTTGCCGGGTCTTTACCGTCATATTTCTTGATTGTATCCTGCAGGTCCTTTATTGTCTGATTTGCTGTTGTAATCTCTGTTTCTTTTGCTGTTACTTTGGATTTTTCCGCTTCAATATCTTTTCCATTCTCGGCCATAACCTTGTCAATAACTTCTTGAGACAGACCGAGTCCTTTTAAAAATTCAGTTTTCATATATCTCCTTTCCGGTTAGGCGTTTTAGGAGGTTGCCAGCTCCCACCGTTCTGCTGTTTTAGGCTTGCAGATAAGCCAATTTTACATAAAGAATAAGCCTTTTAACGCCGTACTTAGGGCGAGATAAAAGGACCACCCCCTACCCCTTATTATTTATTTATCTTTCTTGCTTCACTCTTGCCGAATCCTGGCATCTGTTCTCTGTCTACCTGTCTCTTAAGTCCTGTCTGTTTCAGGAAATCACTTTGAATATCTTGCCAATACGCAATATTCGCTGCGGCTTCATCAGTAGGCAGCCCCGCAGCGTCCATGCCTGCGTACTCTCTTTTGCCACGTCTTATATTTCTCTCTATATACCTTTGTCTTTGTGTAGCTTCGTATTCTGTCATTTTCTTACCGTTATATTCATAATCTTTAGTGTCCATTTTTTCAAGTTCTCGTTCCGAATATCCCGGTTCAGATAACCCTTCAAAGAAAGGAAAGAATGAATGTCTGCAATTCCAACCTCCTAACCCTTCTCCGGTACCATATCCGGTTTCTGTTTTAAAATCTGGATATGTCTTATGCGTTCCGGAGAGACTATATATTTTTCCTTGCCAGCTTGCGTGATTTTTAGGTCCTGTTCCGACGTTCCTGGCCCCGGCGTGCGCTGATACTTCTACTAGGTCACAACCCATTTCCTCAGCTCTTGTTTCTTGTAGCCTAAGGGCCGTCTGATTTACGCCTGTGATAACAGCTCTCCTTACTGCAGTTTCTATGTAATTTGTGTATCCATTAGGATAAGTTATTGACGCAAGCCCTTTACTTGCTAAATCTTTTATAGCACTTCTGACAGCGGTATTTGTGTCAAATGCTCCTGTTATAATTTGCATATACGCCCTGTCTAAGGCCATTTCAAATTGATGACTTCCTGCTGCTGCTGTTGTACTGGTTAGATTTCTAAACAGCCCGTGTGTCTTTTCTAAGCCCTCGTTTAGAATTCTAATTAAAGCCGGAGAGTCTTTTAAAGTTCGGGCATTTAATCCGGCTTTTTCATAAATATGGTCATCAAACTCAATTGTCTTTATACCTGCCTGTGCAAATATTTCTTCAAGATAATCCCACGAAATATAAAGTTGGGATGATAATTCCTGCATAATGTACTCTTGCATTTTGCCCATTTCCATTAGCTTTTTATATTGCCATTGTGCGGCTGGAATATAGTAATCATATGTGGATATTCTGCGACACATATCAGCGATTATGTCTGCTTCTACTTGTGCATATAACTCAACCATTCTGTCTGGTATTTTGTCTAATTGTTCAGGTTTAAGCATAGACTACACCACGCCTTGCAGTATATTTTTAGCCTCTTCTTTTGTTATCCCGATAGCGGTGCTAATGAGGTTAATGGCCTGCCCTTCAGAGATTTGATTTACAGAATATTGTGCCATGATAGCTATAAGGCTTTGAGTTTGTGCACCATTGAGTGTTTTGCCTTCTATTTGGCTTAATGCTCCTGTATCATTTTTTTCCTGATTTAAATTGGTAAATCCCATTAAATCATCGTCAGATTGTAAAGTTGATACCATCTTCTTAGCTTCTTCCTCTGTTTCGCCATAATACTTTACTCTATATTCCCATTTCTGCATTATGCCGTCTCTGACCTCCTGCAAATCCCTTTGCTTTTCTGCGTTGGCATCTTCGATTATGCTGTCATCAAAGTTTACGGTAATTTCAAATTCAGTTGATAGGTTAAGGAGTGAAGCTATGGCTTTGACCATATCAAATATAGCACTTTCAAGTACAAGTTCATGTTTCTTAAGATTCTGGAATAAATCTGACTTGTCAGAAACAACTTCTGTCGCAGTCTTTACGTTACCGTGCTCAAAACTGTATCTGTCGGAACCTAAACCACACTTTTTAGATAGCAAAGCCAAGGCTTTATTAATTCCCTTTTCATGCGCATCTGCTCTAATTTCCATATTAATCTCCTGAATCTTCTTTTCAGCTGCAGCGTCTACATTTGCTGCATAAAATTCAGTATCATTATCATCGAACATTGGAGATACTGTTCCGTCTTCTTCCATAAGTACCTGAGCCATAGTCATTGGTACGATAATTCTTTTCTTACCTAGTCTAAATTCATTACAATAACTATCATAAACAAGGTCACAACCTTCTAATTGGTCTATAGCATTGGCATATACCGAAATACCCATAGGACAATCAAGGTCCACATTATTAACGATATTTGGCTTAATTATTTGGAATTTTGCTATACCAGAGCCTGTATTAACTTCATCTGCAACTCCTTCTGGAAGGTCTGTTGCAGTTAAGTTGTTGCCGTTCCTGATAAACATTTTATTCTCAATAACATATTCACCTGCATCATTGAGCTTATGAATATTCAGGTATACCTTTTTCTGTTTGCCTTCGGCCTTTTCGGAAGCAAAAGCACATTCTTTGATTTTTCCGTTATCCCAGGATAAAGGATATATCATCCCCGCACGAATATAGTCAATGATTACCTTATCGCCGTCTGTGTACTCAACAAATGCGCCGGTGCCTAATGCAAAGGCTAGTTCTACAAGCTGATTGCCTCTAACTCGGAAGTCATTATCATCAAGCACCTTTTGAACAGCGGTATTTGTATTCTCATTATCAATCACAATTTCCACTTTCTCATTCAGTGCTAGGTTAGCCCAATCCTCAGATACAGTCTTAGCCATACCTAAACCCTTCCGGGTGCGGTTTACTTTCTTTTTACCGTTGTATTGCTTGTAATTGTGAAATGATAAAACTTTACCTTTGTACCACTTTAACCACATATCTATGTAAGAATAATAATTATCGTCTACAGCTCCATGTCCCTGTTGTTTCAAATACTGTGTTATTGCTCTCAAATTCTCACCTCCTTAGCCCTAAGTACATAATATTACTTTGTACTGTTTCTGTCGTATATTCCATGCTGTCAAGACTGTCAATATTAGTTTTTCCGTCATCCAATCTTACATCCTCAGTTAATTTTTTTGCATCATATACAGCTTCAGATAAAGCTTGTATTGTATTTTTACAATGACGCATAATTAAAAATCTGCCCTGAGCCATAAGACTGTTATAAAAAGCTATTCTGTCATTGATTGGTCCTTTTATAGCATCCTTTATCTCAACGCCTAAATGCTCTTTGACTGCTGCCACTGTTAAACCTTCGATAAGTGTCTGCTCTGCACTGTCGCAATAAACCTCGTACACACTGTATTTTGTTTTTGCCCTTCTCACAAAATCAACAAAAGCCTTGTTCAGCTGTTCCGGAGATAATCGGCCGTTTTTTACATTATTGTGATAGTACTCATCCAGAACAATAACTTTCTTATACCCCGGAGTAAAACCCGTAAGTGTAAAGCTATGTGCTGATTTACTTCCGCCGAAGTCAACGCCGATTGTTGCTATTTTAATAGTTTCTGTAAGCTCATCAATTATAAAAGCTTCTTTATCGTCTACAAATAGGGTATAAATAACACCTTCAGCTGCTACCCATAAGCCTAAAATGAAACGTTTAAAAAAGACACCTACAAACATGCTGCGGTATCTCTCTTTTATTTTCTCTGAAAGGCTTAAATTATCATCCATTGTGAAGTGGAGATATATAAGCTGCTTTTCTTTTACTTTATCTATCCAGTTTACTTTAAACCAATGAAACGGATTATCCGGGTTACAGTTAAACCAAAATTTACTACCGTCAACAGAGCAACGTCCTGTTGCCTGGTTAACGAATGACTCCGGCATCAATGCAACTTCATCAAAGAATACTCCAGCCAGTGTGATACCCTGTATTAAGTCCTGGGACCGTTCATCTTTACCACCGAAAATATAAAAATAGTTAGTAGTATCGCCTCTGCTAACTATAACCAAGTTATCAGCTCTATGATCCTTTACCTTGTATCCCCTGGAACGTAACATGAGCTTAAGCCAAAATAAAACATTACGTCTAAATGAACCTATAGTCTTGCCACACATACCTAAATTCTGATACGTGAATGTCTCCATTGCCCACATAACGAATGAAAGTGACATTGACAGGGTTTTACCTGAACGGATTGCACCGTCTGCTATAATGCCGTCCTTATCCTTCACGGGTGAATTAGGAAGCCACCATGTTAACACCTTAAGCTGCTTGTTTGAGAAAGGCTTAAATTTGAATATAGCTTGTTTTATTCTTCCTGCCATATCTCGCCAACCTTTCCGGAAAGCGCATCAATGAAGCCGTCATCTTCTGTAGATTCTTCATCGTCATTTAACTGTGCCTTTGCCTTACTTAATTCTAGTTTCTTATTGTCATACTCAATCTTATGTTTATCAAGTGGATTCATAAGGAAGTATCTATCTAACCAGTCTTGTGACTTGCATCGGTCTAATAATTTTATCCCGATACCGTCCTTGCCTTGTTTTATCTCTTTTATGAGCTGGGTGTCAACTTTATCAGATGAATGAAGTTTTACTGCATTAACCATCTTTGTGATTTCATTTCCTTCTGCATCTGTTACAGGTCCGAACATAGACATTACCGGTACTTCTTCCTGCCCGAACGTTACATAATCACCCATATCGGCAAATGCTACACGCATATGAAATTCTATCATATCTGTTTCATTTACTGCAATCTGCTGCAGCTTTAATTCCTTAAGACGCATAATTTCATCTTTTACCTTAGTATTTCTTAGCAATTCTGACCCATTTACCATTGCTGTTTCATAGCTACAATCATATGCTTTTAAGTAACTTTGTGCTGCGTTGAAGCTCTTAACATAATACAAACAAAAAAGCCGTTGCTTATCGGTTAAATTAGGATTCTCTAATACCTGTTTAACTTCTTTAGCCACAGCTTTATTTTTAGTTTTATGCTCCTTTGCAACGTTGCATTTTTTCGTTGCAACACTTTTTGACGTTGCGTTGCATTCGTCATCCCATTTATATCTATTCTTCCAGCTCCGGACTGTACCTTGCGGCACGTTTAACCGACTTGCAATCTCAGTTAAGCTTAAATCCTGCTTGTACAACTCATACGCTTTATCTATGTTTCCATTAGGTGCTCTTGCCAAGCCTCACCACCTCATTTGTTCTAATAATACCCACCCCATACCCCTATGCAGTCTAATTCATATCTGCATCGTTACAATAAAAAAGAACTCGGTTAGGAGTTCTTTAATTAGTCATTGTTTTTATGCCTATATTGCGGGCATAGTAGCCATAAAATTTCTATAATCTTCAATTATCATATTGATGTCTCGTGTTGTTTCTGCCTCAATTGTTCGCCTTAAAAATTCATTCATTTCAGCATCTTGCTCTGTAGTTATTGTTTCTCCAGAATTATTATATTTTCTATTAAATATTGCGATAGCATATCCTGCCGCTATTTTTACTTTATAAAAATATTCTGGACTATATGACATATTATAATTATCTGCTTCTGCCAGTCCAGCAGGGTCGCCACCTCTTTCCACATTTCCAAAGGCACTGCGAATAAAAAGTTCGAATCCTAATGCATCCATCTTTATATTCCTCCTATTCATAGTTTTTATCTGTATTATACTTCTGAAAACCTTTCCTGTCTACAATATAATACAAAAAGAGACACCCAATTCAAAGGTATCTCATACATAGGAGAAGAAAGAAATTAAACTACTGACCTAAATGTATTATAACCTTATTTTTAATTTGTATTCAATGTAAAAGACACCGCTGGGGAAGCAGTGTCTTTTAGGTCTATCCGTTCACTTATTCTAAAGGAGTACACACGAATGAATCAACAATGTTAAGTAGTCAATTTCTGATACTAACATAATAACATATTGACAAGGTGCTACTACTGCAAACTTTTATTAAGATTTATTTTCTTAACCCTCTCTCAAATGCAAATATATTCCTTGCCTTTTTAAGGTAATAATATACACTACGCTCACTTGCCGGTATTTGGATGCTTGCTTTTTGTGTTCTCATGGAAATATCATTTTTCTCAAGCTCTTTATGCGGTCTTTCGAAATATACTAACTCAACTGCTTGTCTCTCCCATATATGTAATTGCATCATTGTTTTTTCTACAGCTAATATGTCCCATAATTCAGCCTGTTTCTGTCTCAATATACCTTCAGCATACATAACAGCCTGCTCAGTAGGTTTACTGATTCCGGTCCCACCAATCTGTTGTCTTCTCTGATACTCTTCAAGTGCTTCCTGGTAATATTTCTTTTCTAAATCTTCTTTATGTGGTTTCCCCATGAAGGCATAATATCTAAATGCTTCTGTTGCATAATCTCTTATGTGATCTTTCTTCAACTTACCCCCTCCTTCGTCCCATCAAGCTTATTTAATACTCTCTCCGCGTCTCTAATAAGGTTGTTTATATTATATTTTAACAAATCCAATTCTCGTAAGGATAATCCTCTAGATGTAGGCAGGCTCCTTAAATCTACATAACTTGTACCAAATAGCTCTTTCCAATCCTTATTAATTTCATCATAAAACTTTTTATAATACGAATTATCAAACTTCTTTATTTGATATTCTAAATCCGATATTTTGGCAGCAACTTCATAACCTATATTCTTTAGCTCTTTTTTTGCTTGATAATCTGCAAGCATTTCCGCTCTTGTTCTATACCCGAAATACCTGTCGGCTTTCCAAAACATAATATGTAATAAAACATTAGGATTAACAGATGTCTTTCTGTATGGTGCCTTTTTAACCGTCCTAAGCTTGCCTGTGTCAGGACTGTATATCATATGCCCTGCTCCTTCGGGTATCTCACCTTCTTTTACAATATCTTTTAGTGTAACAAAGTAAAATAAATTGCAATTTTCCATATATACCGGATGTTTTTGGTCGCTTAGAAAGTCTTGCCTTGATACTTTAATTTCATATGCTATTATTGTTACCGGGCTCCATGTTCTTTTAATGGCAACAGCATCCATTATTTTACTTCCTGCTGAACCTAACTTTACCTGTGCAGCAAAGATGTCTCCTAAATTGTCATGCTTTGCTTGCAATGCCTTTGTTATAATTCCTTCGCCGTTATACATTTATTCCTCCTTTGCCGTCTCTTCCTTCGTTTCATATGTTATAAATTTATTTTCACATTTAGTACATTTTCTTTTACGCTTTGTTTTTGTTCCGTTATTTACTTCTCTGCTGTCTACCACTATTGTAAAATAGTTATTACAGAATGGGCATTTCATTTATATCACCTTTCCACCGTGTCTGTATGGACGGCTTTTATTATATTTATGCTTTATTTTAATAGCCTGTTCAATGTCTATTCCTTCATGTCCACAGTAGTCCAGGATACGAATTATGCAATCTGCTAATTCCGTCGCAATTCCTTCAGGTTTCTCGCCATTCCATTCGCTCATTTCTGATACTTCAAATCCATTAATTTCTTTGAAATAAATTGTCGGTTTACCGTTCCTATACTCTTCCAATGCTTCCGACAACTCCGAATGACACAGAGCAATTATGTCTCCGAATGTTCTTTCTTCATCCCACCAGCCGTGATTTACTGCATTCTCATGTATTTCTTTTGCAATTTCATTTATATTCATTACTCTTCCTCCCCATATTTACATAAATCTCTTTCATCAACTATTTCTCTATAGTATGGTGATTGTTCGTTATTACATCTTTTGCATTCATCGAACATTGTTTCTTCTGCGTATTTGCAGTTTAGGCAGGATTTCATTGTGATACCTCCAAAAGTTCAAAATTATCTATTTCGTTGCCGATAACTTTAATACTGCTATCTTTGTTTTTCTTTTTTGCATTGTATAATCCATATAGCATCTCAGTTTTTAAACTTTTTAAATTATACGCACATTCATATTCATCCCAAATAACAATATATAGTAGCTCATTTTCTTCAACTATATCTCTTTCAAAAATCTTTCTATCGTCCATATCGTAAAATCCTGTATATTGTCCTACTGTTTCAGGAAACACAATCCACTGTTGATTTTCTTCATCAACGATGTAATACAGTAAAGTCCCGTCATTTTCTCGTACCTTTACAAGACTTCCGTATCTCCATTTGTTACAGCCGATATCCTTTCCTCTAAACTTAATTTCTCTATTCATTTGAACCCTCCAATCTCACACATTCAGCTTTTTTAACAGGATAACTTGTATATTCCACCGTAACAATTCTTTCGTATGAAAATGTACTTCCACAGTTACTGCATATTTCTTCATCTTCGTTATCGCTACTTTCCCAACTGTCCTGGTCTTCATATCCGCAGTAAGGACAAGTAATATTATCTTTGAATTGTTGCTCTTCTGGCTCTTCATCATTTACAAATACGTCCTGATTATTCAATTTGTCAGCTGTTCCCCATATAGGTAACCCACCCTTACTTATGCTCTCGTATCTTATCGAACCCAACGAATAAGCTGTATTGTTAATTATTATTGGTTCAGATATATCAATTCTTTTATCTGTTTCAATTAGTGGTTTTATTCCGTCGTCTTCAGGTGTTGCATCACCTTCGTAATCCCATGAGCGTTTTCTTCCTAATGACTCACTATCGAATATTTTCATTTCATACCTCCCATATCTCTACTTCAACTCTTGCATCTTCTCCGTACCATTTTTCAATTCTACACTCAACGATATCTTTATCATCCTTATAGGCTAGTCCATTTAAGGCATCTAATATTATCTTCATGATATTGTCTAGGTCAGGTTTCTTCGCAGGCCTTATATTTCCTTTCAAAGCATCTTCTTTTTTCTTTTTGCCATAACTATTCGGTATGTCAAAATAGCATTTGATTACGGCTTTTAATTCGCCCTCAAGAGGTTTTTGCTTTGCTTCTTGAAAACATATCTTAACCCAGTTTTCATAATTAACAGTTGTTTCAGGTGTGTAGGTTTTTACAAATTTACCTTGACTGCTGAATTTAGGCCTGCCTTTTCCTTTTGGTTCTCCTGGTATTGTAAATTTAATCAATTAATCATCTCCTAACCGTTTTGCTATCTCATAAATAACATTAACTGTAACCATATTCCCGGCTTGCTTATAAAGTTGACTGTCACTATTTATAGATGCAGCTCTATTGAAATATTCATCTGCCACACCTTGAAGTCTGAAGCATTCACGCGGTGTCAGCCTACGAATCCTAAAATTATTTTTGTCCGCATAATCTTTGAGTTGTTTTGACGGGTCAGGTGGCGATGTCATCATTTCTGCAAATTTGTCCATATTCCAATTAGGTACGATTGTTGCCTGGTTGCAGGATGTTGTTAATGTCTGAGCGACTCCTTTCCCAACCCTTCCTCTTCTTGTTTTACTGTTTGGCCGTTCAAGGTTAATGCTGTCTCCTTCTTCTGCTATTGTATAACCCCGCTTCGTTGCTTCTTTTATCTTTACTCCTCGTCTATCCGGTATTGCAATCATTGGCTCTCTGCCGCCACCCTCCATTTTGTTCAGACAAGGACTTATTCCTTGAGGGTCGTATATTCTGCCTTGGTTTGGATTGTCCCGTGTTTTAGTAGGCATGCAGTTTCCTATTTGTTTTACACAAATCCCAGGACTGTTACCTCCGCCTTGTGCCCTTAGAGGTGGAGTTAATGATTCCCTCTCTTGCCATTTGCGACCTTGACCGGTGTCACATAGAATCGTCATACCACTGTGATTCCCTCCACTGTGACCTCCTGCGGTTAAAGTTCGACTAATTGCGGTTTCTGCTGACTGACTGACTGTTGTATTTTGATTGCCCTGTCCGGAGATAGGAAATACTTTTCTGGTACCTCGTCCTCTAAGATGTCCGATAATGAACACCCTCTCCCGGTTTTGGGGAACTCCGAAGTCTTTAGAGTTGAGAAGCTGCCATTCTGCATCGTACCCGATTTCATCCAATTCAATGAGAAGTTTGAGGAAGTCTCCCCCCCTGTTAACACTAAGTAGGTTTTTAACGTTCTCAATAAATAGGATTGAGGGTCTATTTTCTTCTTTGATGTCTCTAATAAGTCTTGTAACTGCGAAAAACAA